GGAAAGTGTTTGATGATATCAAAATATGATCCACCAGAAGCAGAAAAACATAAACAAAAGTCTGTACCTGTGATATAACGACCCTGTTTCAAAGACAATCGAGTCGTAAAACTATGTCCAAGTTTACCAGGCAGGTCTTTTGTAAATGTTACTTCCATTTCCGAGATATGTAATTCAGCAAAATAATGATATGGTACAATGACAAGATTAGATGAAATAAATAATCCATTCAAACAATAAACAGATCCTTCATGCTCAAATGAACCATATAACAAATTCTTATCAATTTTGCTTTGAAGTTGGTCTGGCGATGTACAACGTGCAATATCTGTCGTGCACTCAGCATTGTTCTTGCCATGTGTTACATTCCAAACATTAACTTCTCTATCCCTATTCGTGATATCTTCCATGGTTTTAGGCATCAAACTACCTTGTGACAAAAGTGGTTTCATTTTTCTGTATGTGCGAACTAAAGTAACGATCGCAGTCGCACCAACCCCTAAAGCCATAAATTTGACCACATTGGATTCACGAATGTTTCTATTCATAACTGACCATGTGCATTGTTCAGTTGCACGATTGATAATATCTGTCTGCACACGTTGAATGAGTGCAAATTGATTAAATAGAAACAGAGGGAAAAAGATCCAAGCAAAAAATGGGAAAAACCACATTAACAAAATAGTCAAAGTGATATTTGCACAAGTTTGCTGTTTCAAAGCTCGTATTATTTCGCCTCGATATGCAAAACACACAAACAAATTAAAGTAGCGTGAATGCACAATTGAATGTCTAAAGTGTCCAAAAACATTCAAACGAGAATACCATAATTTGATTCTGTCATAGTATTCTTGTGTCATTTCAGACACACCACTCTGTTGTTCCATTTTCATTTTCTGTGGTACAACAAGAGCATCTGGACATGCAATGCCAGCAGTAAGCTTACTAAGTTTTTCTTGTTCAGCTTTCTTTGCAGCATTTTCTTTCTTGTGTTTTTGGCAAAGCGATGCAAAGCTGTGACATCCTTCAACACAACAAGGTGTCAAAGGTTTCTTCTGCATAGCTTGACGTTCAAGCAATTTCTTTTGTTCAGCTCGATGTTTCAAAAATTCGTCAACAAGAAAAGAAATAACAACCGCAGCACTAACATTTTGCAAACGTTGGCCAGTGCTAGGATCAGATACAACTTCATATGTTGCAACATCGCTAAGTTTTTCTGGCTGAACAGCTCTCTCAACTGTCAAAAACCAAGTATCGTCAATCTCAGGTGGACGATAAACACCATCTGCATCAGTGTGGGATGCGATCACTTTAGATGAATCCAAACCGCAAGCTTTTCCTGAACTCGAAATTTTCTGTAGAGTTCTTTTAGCTTCAACGGTTATCACATAATTCATACGACGTTGAATTGAATAAGGACAGTTGGAATAAGCACCAGCTGCCAAATCCTTTACATTTGTGCTCAACATAAACAAAAGAGCTTCAATAAAACTCTTACCCTTATCTTGTGCCTCAGGCTTGTTAGCATAGGCAATTTGATTGTTTATGTAATCCAAAATCATACGTGTGATATTCACGTTTGTTGTATCAGAACGGTCATTCGCAAAGTCATCTGCGCGTACAACAATAGTGTTTGTTTTCATCGTAGGATCAAACTTGTCAGAAGAATTAATGATTGTCCTATACTCTTTTCCCATAGGCAGCTTAGCCGCCTGTAAAAGACAATTTTCAATAAGTTCTCCTAAAGTAGTTTTTCCCTGTGAACTTTCGCCAAACAATTCGATAGCAAAAGGTGCTTCACGAATTGAACCTGCTAATTTCAATGAAACGTAATCATTACGCATTGTCAACAATTTTGTATAACGATCCGTAGCAATTTTACGTTCAAAAGCAGGTGCTGAATTCATGTATAATTTCAAACGACTCGTAAATTTCTCAAGAGTCATATCAAATTCATGATCTTCCAAATTGCGCATCTTTTTCAAATTTCCATTGCGCACAAGATCCC